GATTACTGCTAAGTTGGAAGTACCGGTAATGGAGACATTAGGTGCGTCAGGGACATCATTTGGATATGTTGCCCCGCCCAAAGTTGCATACGTTACCACAGGCATCTTAACGATGTTTGCGGATAGACGTAGTACAATCGCGGATCGGAGTAACTGTCTTAAAATGATGATATCGCTAACAGCCGGGGCTTCATCCGTTACAGCTGCTGGTACCCTTAATGGGGCCAGTGCTGCTGATGCGGTGAAGAACTCGACGGCTGCGTTTCCGCAGCTATTCACAGCGATGATTCTTGCTAGTTAAGATAACATCCTTAATTAGCGAACAATCCCGGACAGTGTAATACTGTCCGTCAACACCTTAGGAGGTGAAGTATGGATTATGTTAAAGAATTCCCTGCCGATAAATCCTTAATCATTATCGGTCGGTTAGCCGAGACTTGCTCTCGTTTAGGTGGTCAACTTTCAAAACATCTGTATAAGATGTTTTTGGATGGGGATTATTTAGGTATAATTAATTATTCATTTGATTATACTGAAGATCGAACAACCGACGACTTTTTATATGCTCGTCAGATTCAGGCTCTCCTTTCAAAACAGGAGTGGTTGGATTTGGGGATTAATAAAGAAGCTGTTGCGTTCGACACCTTTATGAAAGCAGAAAAGCTATGTGAAGAGACGAACCTTCGTTTTAGAGGCAATCTATCTGACGTTTCGTCAGATATTCACGGCGTATTGCACGCTGCGAGTAGAAAAATAGATACCATCCTAGGCGAAGTCCCTTCGTATTCCGAGCTGAACTTTTCATTTGGTCCTGGCGCTACAACCAACGTTAAAAGAGCGCGGTCTAACCCTCGGGTTAAACTAGAAGCTCAACTTACTTGTAGTTACGAATTCGTTTCTCATGCGAAGGAATTTTTAGCAGAATTCCCTAGTTGGACGGAGTCTAAAGTCGACGAACAAAATCGACTTAAACTATACCCGTCTCATGGTAAACTTCAGTTCGTACCCAAAAGCTCTAAAACAATGCGCTCAATCGGTGTAGAACCTCTCCTTAATGGCTTCGGCCAACAAGGAATTGGAAAATACATTCGAAAGAGATTGCAACGTGCTGGAGTAGATCTAACTGATCAAACTCGTAATCAGCGGTTAGCTTGCATTGGAAGCATCGACGGTAGCTTAGCTACAGTTGACATGTCCAGTGCTAGTGATACAATTGCTTATAATTTGGTCATGCACCTCCTGTCATGGGATTGGTTCGAATTTCTGGATCGATTCCGTACTGGATCTGTAACGTACAAGGATAAGATAATCAAATTACAAAAGTTCTCGAGTATGGGAAATTCCTATACTTTTGAGCTCGAGTCATTAATTTTCTATTCTTTGGCGTACGGAACGTGTACCCAGTTGGGGTTAGACCCTAAGTTAGTCAGCGTCTATGGGGATGATGTTATTATCCCCGTAGCAGCCATGCCTCTTTTCGAACGAGTAATTTCTACGTGCGGTTTTGTCGTTAATAGGACAAAATCTTACGCGGAAGGACCGTTTAGAGAGAGTTGTGGTGCTGACTACTTGGGTGGGATAGATATACGACCATTTTATCTAAAGGATCAGATATCATGTCGCGTCCTCTTTAACATGCATAATTGGTTCATTCGCCATGGCGAACCGGTTTTAGCCGGAATCGTTTTGGAGAGTGTTCCTTCCCATCTCAGGATTTACGGTCCGGATGGATATGGTGATGGCCATTTAATTGGCACTTACCATCTCCGTTCGAATCGTGAACTTAAGAGGCGGGGGCATGAAGGAGGCTTTTTTGACACTTATGTTGCCGTTAGTAAGCGCATTCACATGCGCGAACCGACCGACTGGGTGTACCCTGTGTACTCTATCTATGTGTCCGGTGATAACCCTGATAAGGTTAAAGCCGAACATGATGTTGTACCCGGGGTAAAGTTTTACAAAAAAGTATCCATCTACACATTGA